TATCCTTACCAAGATGACTTGGTAAAGGATTTTAATGACTATCGTTTCACAGTTATATTAAAAGCAAGGCAGTTAGGTATTTCTACTATATCAGCCGCGTATGCTGTTTGGTTCATGCTATTTCATAAAGAAAAGAATATTCTTGTCATGGCAACAAAATTTACAACAGCTGCCAACTTGGTCAAGAAAGTAAAACAAGTAATGAAAAACCTACCACCTTGGATGCAAGTGGCAAAGATTACAATTGACAACCGAAACTCTTTTGAGCTTTCTAATGGCTCAACAATTAAAGCTGTTGGAACATCGGCAGACGCTGGTCGTTCAGAGGCCTTGTCATTGCTTATTATAGACGAGGCTGCTCACGTTGAAGGCCTTGATGACCTATGGGCAGGTCTTTACCCTACATTATCAACAGGGGGGCGCTGTATTGCTTTATCAACCCCTATGGGTGTTGGAAATTGGTTTCATAGAACCTATACAGATGCAGAAACCGGAGATAACGAATTTCATCCCGTCTCTCTTCCTTGGGATGTTCACCCTGAGCGTGACAAAGTTTGGTTTGAAAAAGAAACAAAAAACATGTCTCGAAGGCAAATAGCTCAAGAACTTGAGTGTAACTTTAATACATCTGGTGAGACAGTCATCCATCCAGATGATATTCATTGGCTACAGAGTTTGATATGCGAGCCAGAGTACAGGACTGGCTGGGATAGGAACATGTGGATATGGGAAAAATATCAAGAAGGTGTTCCGTATTTGCTTGTCGCTGATGTTGCTAGAGGCGACGGTGCAGATTCTTCTGTTTTTCATATTATGAGAACAGATACAATGGAAGCAGTTGCAGAATACCAAGGAAAGCCAACTCTAGATCACTTCGCTCGTGTATTAAACGACGCAGGCAGAGAGTATGGAAATTGTCTACTGGTTGTTGAGAACATTGGAATTGGCATATCTGTTTGTGAAAAGTTGAGAGATTTAGAATATCCCAACTTGTACTATTCTATAAAAGGAACTCACGAATATGTTGATGCATTAACAGGAGAATATAGTTCAAATGCTGTTATGGGCTTCACCACATCAACAAAGACAAGACCACTTATTGTCGCAAAACTAGAAGAATACATTAGAAACAAACTTGTAAAACCTAAGTCCCAACGTTTATTTTCAGAAACAAAAACATTCATATGGAATAATGGAAAACCACAAGCCATGAGGAGCTATCATGACGATTTGATAATGTCTTTAGCAATTGCTTGTTGGGTGAGAGATACAGCACTAGAGGTTTCTGAAAAAGAAGCATTATATAAAAAAGCAATGGTCAACGCTATGTACTCAACAGGTAAAACTATCAATACAGCAATCCCCGGTATGAAAGAGTATAGTGAAGAATTTGAAAAGAAGTATGAAGAAGAGATAAAGATCGCAACACAGTTTGCTTGGATTTTCAAAGGATGACTTGACAAACTCCTTACTTTATGGTATAATATAACTATTTATTACAAAAAGGTTAACGTATGGCAAAATATAACAAAAAGTCTCCCTATAATCCACAATCAGATTTGTTTAGAGCACTTACCAGACTATTCTCTGGTCCTATAACCCAAAGAAGAACACAAACGGGTCGGGCAATTAAGAGAAGAGATTTGGATATTTATTCAAAACGGTTTCGCTCTGCTTCTGGGCAACAGTTCAAAAAAGCAGAATATAACCCAATAAACAATCTTACTCTCAACATGGTTTCAAATCGCAACCGCTCGGAGAGATATGTAGATTTTGATGAAATGGAGTATGTACCAGAGATAGCATCTTCTCTAGATATCTACGCTGATGAAATGACAACACATACAGATATTCGTCCTATGGTAAGAATTAAGTGTGCAAATGAAGAAATAAAGCATATTTTGCATAATCTATACCATAATGTATTGAATGTTGAACACAACCTGTTTGGTTGGTGTCGTACAATGTGTAAGTATGGTGATTTTTTTCTTTATTTAGATATTGAAGAACAACTAGGTATTCGTGCCGCTATTGGACTTCCTCCGAGAGAAATTGAAAGACTTGAAGGAGAAGACGAGACAAACCCAAATTACGTTCAATACCAGTGGAACTCTGCTGCTTTAACTCTTGAAAACTGGCAAGTTGCTCACTTTCGTGTTCTTGGTAATGATAAGCATGCACCATATGGAACCTCTGTTCTTGAACCAGCTCGTCGTATTTATCGACAGCTAATTCTTTTAGAGGATGCCATGATGGCTTATCGAATTGTTCGTGCACCAGAACGTCGAGTTTTTAAAATTGATGTTGGCGGTATACCTCCACAAGAGGTTGAGCAATATATGCAAAAAGTTATGACACAAATGAAACGACATCAAGTTGTTGACCCAAAAACAGGGCGCGTTGACCTTCGCTACAATCCAATGTCAATTGAAGAAGACTATTACATCCCTGTAAGAGGCGGAACATCAAATACTGATATTTCATCCCTTGCAGGCGCTCAGTTTAATGGCGGCATTGACGATGTCAAATATCTCAGAGACAAACTGTTTTCAGCCCTTAAGATACCCCAGTCTTATCTAACCATGGGTGAGGGGGCAACAGAAGATAAAACGACACTTGCACAAAAAGATATACGCTTTGCAAGAACTATCCAAAGACTACAGCGTGTAGCTATTTCCGAGTTGGAAAAAATAGGTATTGTGCACTTATATACTTTAGGATACAGAGAAGATGATTTGTTATCGTTTAAGCTTAAACTTAACAACCCTTCAAAAATAGCGGAACTGCAAGAACTTGAACATTGGAAACAAAAGTTTGATATTGCTGGAGCTGCGACGGACGGTTACTTCTCTAAGAGATGGATTTCCGAAAATCTTCTCGGAATGTCAGAGGATGAATTTCTTCGAAATCAAAGAGAGATGTTTTTCGATAAGAAGTATTCTGCCAAGCTTGAAGCAGCCACCGCAGGTGGTGAAGCGGCTGAAGATACCGGCGGTACCGGAGGACTTGCAGGTGGCTTAGGCGACCTGGGCGGCACCACAGATACCGGTGGAGACACTGATGATCTTGGTGATTTAGGAGGCGGCGAGACGCTAACCGACACAACTGGTGGCGACCAAGGGGGTGATACTGATTTACTCGCCGAACCTCCACCCGCCAAAAGAGAGGATGATATTATAAAACCGCCCACAACGAAAAAAGGCGGCATAACAAAAGCTTACAAGAATCAAGCTGTTGGTGAAACAGGAACAAAAAGAAAAACATTTCCTGGTGCATATGGCTACGGCAGTCTAAATACAATGGAGAGTCAGATGGCGTATGAGGAAGACAAATTGTTTTCGGTATCTCGTGAAGTTGAGATGCTCATCGAATCACTAAATACAAAGGAGAAACAAGATGAAACATAATAAGAAAAGAAATACCGCTTTTCTTTACGAGTGCTTAATCAAGGAAATGACTAAAGCGATAGTTCGAAAAGACGAAAAAACAAAAGAAACCGTTGTTGAGATATTAAAGAACAATTTTTCAAAAGGCTCTGCACTGCATAGTGACTTACAACAGTACAAGCAATTGCTTGAAACTCAAAATCTTTCTGAGGAATTTGCAACACGTTTCATGACCGAAGTTAAAAAAGATTGGGGTGAACTTGATAGAAAACAAATATTTAATTCTCAAACACAGCTAATAAAACAGATAAACGAATCTATATCTTCAGATGTTTTTGGTAACTTTATACCGAACTATAAAAACATAGCCACAGTTGGTTCGTATTTCTATTCTAAAGGCACAAAACCTAAAATTAGACTGTTGATAGAGGATAGAGTAAAGACCCTTGTTATTTCGCAACCTCAGACGCTTAAAGGTGAAGAAATGAAGACACTTGATAGCTTAACTTATGCAACATTTGTTAATAAATTTAATGAGACTTACCAACACACTCTAAGAGATGAGCAACGAAACTTATTAACAAATTATATCACATCTTTTTCTGATAACGGTTTAGGACTAAAGGTATTTTTAAATGAAGAACTCGGAAGACTTAAAGATCAAATTGAAACTCTTTCTGAAACTAGTTATGGTGAAAAGCTATTAAAGGTAAAACAAAAACTTGAAAACTTTTCAAATCAAGCTATAAATGAATCTATGGTAAAAGACATATTTTATATACAAGATTTAATTGCGGAGATAAATAAAAATGAAAGTTAAGATCCTTCCCCCTCAAGATATTGTAACTGTCGATATTAACAAAGATATTAATGTAAAAGTAAAGCCAACGATAAATGTTGAGATTGTAAACTCAAACAAAGAAACTATAGGCTTTAAACTTAAAATGAGAAAAGCATTGAATGGCGATTTAATGATATTTGATCATAAAGATATTGATATTGTTGTTATGACGGAGACAAAAAAAGTCGTTGCATTTGCGAAAGACTTAATGTCAGAGGTCGTTTATGGAGCAGAAGCAAGACTCATGGAACACCTTAGAAAAATGGGCGTTATACAATATGACTCAATTCAAGGAGGAAATGTATATGGCTCTCTAGAGGGAAAGCTTCACGAAGCAAAAGAGAGAGACTCTATTAAAATTGCAATATATCAGATATCAGAATGGATGAGATCTGAAGCCCCTTACTTAGAAAACGTAAAAGGTCATGATGAAGATATGGAACATGCAATACTAAAACCCAGCGCAGAAGACTCAACAGAACTTGGGGAGGTGCCACACGCAGAAGAAAAGGGTTCTATTAAGCAAAATAGCATGTTTGGTTCCTACCTGTACGGAAGGTACACTTACTGATGAAACTCATAATGGAAAATTGGAGAAGGTTTCTAACTGAAAGCCCTTTGTATGATTACGAACCAGAAA